GGCCCCATTTCCGCGATCGAAGCCGCCGACATTTGCGCGGCAGCCGCGATGGCGGGAGCCTACGGAACGGTGGCCGCCACCGAAGCGTCCGATGCCGGGGCGGCAGCCGGCGCGGTCGCGCTTTCCGGGATCGTTGCGGGAACCGAGGCTGCGGAGTCCGTAGCGGCCACAGGCGCCGTCCAAATCGCGGGCGTGATTGCCAGTACCGAGGTGTCGGATGCGGCGGCCCTGGCGGCTGCCGTGGCCGTTTCTGGGCAGATTTCGGCCACGGAAAGCGCGGACGCTTGCGCGGCGAGCGCCTCGGTGATTGGGGCTCTTGCGGGCACGATCGCAGCGACCGAATCGGTCGAAACAGCAAACGCGGCCGGCGCGGTCGATGTTGCCGGCTCTGTCGGAGCTCAAGAGGCGCCGGACGCTTCAATCGGCGTCGGCTCCGTGGCAATCGTCGGCTCGGCTCCTCTGTCCGAGGCAGCCGACACGGCAGTTGCAGCCGGCGCTGTTCAGGCGAGTGGTTTCGCCCAGCTCCTCGAGGCTGGCGACATCATCGTTGCCCGTGGCGAAGTGGCGATTGCGGGTTCGATCACGGCGACCGAAGCGCCCGAGGCGATCTTTGTCTCTGCAACCTTTGGCGCAGGCGGGATCTTCGGCTGGACGGAAGCGCCCGACACGATACTCGCGGCTGCCATGGTCTGGTCGACGGACGCCGGCCGCACACGCCGGCTGGATCCGGAAACTCCTCGCCTATCGCTGCCTGCGGCGGGCGCGCCGTTCGCATTTTCAAGGGAGGCAGCTTCGTTTGTCTTACCAGCCGAGATCTCGAAATGCACACCGCTTGCTGAACGCACAACCGCGGCGAAACAATGAGCGGCTTCCAAACTGACGTCTTCGGCCCTTTCATCGAGTCGAATCCGAGCGACAACCGCGACTATTCGTTCGACTGGTCCAGCATCCTGCAGCAGGACGAGACGATTTCGACATCGAACTGGACGGTGCCGGCGCCGCTCGTGGCGGGCGCCAAGGCCATCAACGCAACCGTGACAACCCAGTGGATCTCCGGTGGCGTCGATCAATGCACGTATCGCATTTCCAACACGATCGTGACCAACCAAGGACGCATGCTGGAGCGCTCCTTCCGGCTGGTCGTTCAAGCGAGCATTTGACGTGCGCGCAGGTCTGCTGGATCGCTCGCTTCGAGTCGAGCAACGCACTGCCCCGGATCCGGCCTATGGCGGCATGGCGGCGAATTGGACAACATTCGCCACTGTCTGGGCCGAAGTCCTCGAACAAACAGGGCGAGAACTGCTGTCCGCTGGCATCACCGAAGCGCAACTGACTATCCAGGTGACCATGCGCTACCTGCCGGGTCTGAACGCTTCGATGCGGCTGGTCGACGAGTACGGGCGCATCCTGCAGATCAATGCGGTGGCGATGCAGGGGCGTAAGGCCTGGCACGTGCTTCAGTGCAGCGAATACAGCGCGAGTGCCGCATGACGATCAATATGCGCGATTGGGTCGAGGGCAATGGCGCCCCGGATGAGCCGACATGAACGCCTGCAAGCCCGTTTACGCACTGCTGTCGACGAACTCTGTCCTGCAGGCGCTGGTCGGGACGAACGTGTACGCGAAGCTCGCCAAGCAAGGCACGCAGGCGCCCTATCTCATTTACGAGCAAGTCGACGCGGTGCTCGAGCCGATCATCGACGCCACCCAGCCGCGGCTATGGCGCGCGCGCGTCCAGCTGATGGCGGTCGCGGATGACTACGCGACGGTCAAGTCCGTGCTCGAGGCCGCCGTGCGAGCTTGTAACTATCAGCGAGGCTCGATCGCAGGCGTGCAGGTGGCGCTGATCATTCACGACTCCGCCGGAGCCGATGACTTCGACGTTGGCACGCAGCAGTTCTACCAATCGAGCGACTTGACGGTGCTCTATCTTGACGATGGGAGTTAGGCCGATGGCGAAGGAGCTCATTTTCGAGTTCAAGGGCCTGAAGGAGTGCGAGGCGGCGCTGGACGAACTGAGTGCGAAGGTGGCGCGGCGCGCTTACGGCAATGCGCTCAAAGTGGCCGCCAAGCCGGTGGCGGACGTCGTCAAAGAGAACATCAAGCGGCGTATGCGGAGTTGGAGCGGGGACCTGCTGGCGAGCGTGCGCGTGCGGATGGTGCGCCCGAAGGATGCAACCGACTACCAGATGCAGTCGGCGCAAATCGTAGCCGGCAGCAAGAAGGCCTTCTACGCCTATTGGCTCGAGTACGGCACCAGGGCGCACACCATCACTGGCCGTCACGGCAAGGATACGCACTTCGGCGGCTTTCTGAAGATCGGCAACACCGGTCAGTATCGCGAAATTGTCCGCGTCGGCGGCATTACCCCCGGCAGCTACATGCGCGACGCGGCCGATTCGACGCTCGGTTCTGACGGCATCGCGATTCGTGCCTTTGAGCAGGACCTACGGCAGGAGATCATGGAAGCGCAAGGGTCGAAATTGTGGTGAGCGCGAATATCGACGCACCGACTGCGGTGCATGAGCTGTGACGTACACATCGACGACGGGAGTTAAGAAATGACTATTGCAATTGGCGTGTTCACGCAGGTTTCCTACAAAGTTGAGGCGACCTACGGCACCATCCCCGCCGCCTCAAGTGCGCAAGCGCTGCGTCGGCGATCGGCCAAGCTGGAATTCAACAAGGCCACATTCGAATCGACCGAGATCCGGCCCGACCAGCAGGTCAACGATTTTCGCCACGGTGTGCGAACGGCGAAGGGGACATTGCAGCAGGATCTGGCGCCCAAAAGCGGCGCCGATTTCTGGGCTGCGGTACTTGGCCGCGACTTCACTGCCGGGGCCAGCGCCGCGGCCGTCTCGCTCACCGTGGCCACGGGCAGCGTCGTGAACGGTGTACAGCTGTACACCGTTGCGCGAGGCTCAGGTTCGTACCTCACCGACGGCTTCAAAATCGGCGACGTGATCCGCCTCACGGTTGGGGGCTTGAATGCAGCCAACATCGACAAGAACCTGCAGATCGTCGCGCTTGTGGCCGCTACCGCTACGGTGCGTACAGTCAATGGCACCGCGATGGTGGCCGAAGGCCCGATCTCCGGCTGCACCGTGAGCGTTGCTGGCAAAAAAACCTACATTCCCACTACTGGGCACACCAACAAGAGTTACAGCATTGAGGCCTGGGCGAGCGATATCACGCAGAGCGAGCTCTATAGCGGCATGAAGGTGGCCAAGGCTGCCGTCAACATGCCTGCCACGGGCCTAGCCGACGTCACCTTCGATTTTTCCGGCCAGGGACTCACCACGGCGCAGGCGCAGTACTTCACCAGTCCTACAGCCGCGCCGGCGTTTTCATCCGAGGCTGGCGTGAACGGCGTGATCTGCGTGGACGACAAACCGCAACAGAGCGTCACGGCCTTGAGTTTCAACGTCGACCGTGCCATGACGGGCGATCCGGTGGTGGGCAGCTTCGTGGTGCCGCAACAGAATCCTGGCATCTTCCGCGTCACCGGACAGATGAGCGTGCTGTACGCAGATGGGGCGCTGCGCGACCTCTTCGTGAACGAAAGCGAGACGGATATCTACGTGGTGCTGACTTGCGACAACACCGCCGCCTCGGATTTCATTTCATTCGTGCTGCCGCGCGTGAAATTGAACAGCGCGGCCAAGGACGACAAGATTCAGAACATCGTGCAGACCATCGCTTTCCAAGCCCTCTTCAACAGCAACGGCGGCGCCGGCACGGCGGAGGAACAAACCACTTTCAGCATTCAGGACACGCAGGCATAACCGATTTCCGATAAGGGGGGCAAATGCATGTTCAGGCTCGGTGACATCGAGACGGTCGAGCAGGTGGAAATCGAATTGCGCAACCCGCGCACCGGGGCGCCCCTTGGCGTGCGTATCAGCCTCGCTGGCCCCGCCCATCCGTTGCACCAGGCCAAGGTGCTCGAGCGCAGCCGCCGCATGATGCTGGCCGCCGCGTTGGAGGGAAAGGAAAAAGCGATGGAGCGGGGCCTGGATGAGGCGCAACAGGCGCGTGTCGAACTGGCGATCGCCTGCGTCATCAACTGGCGCGGTCTGGCCAACGGCGATGGGCACGAATTGCCTTGGAGTCCACAGAAGGCGGCCGATGTTCTAATGGACAAGCGTAATCACTGGATACTGGAGCAGATCAGCGACGCGTTGAATGATCGCGACCGTTTTACGAAGGACTCCGCGAACGCCTAGTGCGGCGCGTGGAGTCCGAAGCGAAATTGATGCGCGATGGCGGCGATGGCACTTCGGTCTACGAACACTTGGTGGCCGCCCGGCGGCGCGGAATGGTGGCGCCGGAACTCGATCTGCCGCCGGTACCCGATGAGGGCCGCTACATAGTAGCCGCCTTTAGCGCGCTGAGCGGGCAACGCCAGGTGGGCATGTCCGGGCCACAACGCATCACCCTGGAAGCAATGCAGGCCTACGCGCAAATCCATCAGCGGCCTTTTACCCCATGGGAGCTCGAAACACTGTGCGCGATGGATGCGGCGCTGCTGCGCACGCTGGCCGAAGGAAGAAACTAGATGGCTAAAAGCATTGCACAGTTGTTGATCGAGATCGGTGCCGATACCGCTGCTTTTCGCACCGAGATGGAGGCGGTCAAGCGAATCAACCGCGAAACCGCCGATGTAGTGAAAACGGCGTGGGCAACCGTCAGCGATGTGGCGCAACTTGCTGGCATCGGTCTCGGCGTGCGAGAACTCGTGGACCAGTTCAACCAGGTTATCGAGTCCGCCCACCAGCTCGAGTTGCAGAGCCAGAAACTCGGCGTGGGCGTGGAGCAGTACCAGAAGCTCGCGCTCGCCTTCAAGGAGGGCGGTGTTGATGCGGGCGAGTTGCAGGGGCTAATCCGCAAGCTGTCGCAGGAGATCAGCGCTGCCGAGGCCGGCAACCGTGGCGCGGTGCAGAATTTTAAGGATCTCGGCATCCAGTGGCAGGATCTGGCGACCGGCAAAGGCCGCCCGGTAGTGGATGTGTTGCTGGAGCTGGCGGATCGCTTCTCGGTGGCCAGCGACGGGGCCAACAAGAACGCCTGGGCGATCCAGATGCTCGGGCGCGCCGGTCTGGATGCCATCCCGACGCTGAACAAAGGTTCGGCCGCGATCAAGGAGTACGGCGAATACGCTGACAAGCTCGGGGCGATCCTCGGCAAGGACATGGTGGATCGCATGGCGGCGGTACGCGAGCAGCAGGAACTGCTGAACGCCTCGTGGGCGGCCACCAAGGCGCGACTGGTCGACGACACCATTCCCGCCATCCAGCAGTTCACCCGGGAACTGATCATCGCCCTGAACACCTATGGGAGTTGGCGCAAGGCGCTGATGCAATCGGGCGCCAACATCATGGAAGGTGCGTGGGAAACGCTGACCGGGCGCGACACCTCTGCGCCGGCCGACGTGGTGAAGCAAATACAGGATCGGATCGACCAGGTCAGCGCCCAAGCGGCGCGCGAAGCGGCGGCAAGCCGAGGTGGACTGCATGAGGGGCAGGCGGCAGCTTATGCGATCCGCATCAAGGATCTGATGGATGAACTGCGCTACTGGCAGGCCATGGCGGAAAGCGACAAGGCCATCGTGGAGGCGCGAACGGTAAAGGCCACCGCGGGCATCGGCAGCCTGGGCATGTGGGATCCGCGCGCACCGAAGACGGATGTGCCATGGGGTAGCGGGGATCTGCCGGGAATCAAATCGGGCGATCTGCGCGAACGTAAGACGGATCTGGATCGCCTGATCGAAAGCCTGCAGAAAGAATACACCGTGGCCTCGCAGGGTACCGAGGAGTGGCAACAGCAGGCGCTGGCAGTGGCGGCCAGCAACGACAAGGACAAGGACAAGTACGCCACTGCGCAGCGGCTGATCGAGCAACTCGCCAAGTGGAACGAAATGACACAGTACGCAACTGACCTTGCGGAGGGCGACGCATTGGCCGAACAGGAGCTTGAGCGCACCCGGCAGCAGTTCATCAAGGTGCAGGAGTACAGCCTGAAGAACGCGCAGGAGGAGATCCGACTGCGGGCGCAGACCATTGTCGGCTACCAGGAGCAGCGCGCGATCGAGCGGCAGCTGCTCGAGCTTCAGATGAAAGAGGAATTGGAAAAGATCACCTCGGCGCTCAAAGACAACGCCGAGGCAGTGGCGGCCGCTACGACGGAGTGGAAGAAGAACCACGACACCGTCATGCGCACGTTCGACGATCAAACGGCGCGGGCGAAGACGTGGGCGCAGGGATGGGACGACGCTTTCAAACGGTATCGAGATTCGGCGCAGGACAATTCCGCCCATGCTGCTCAAGTTTTTCAGGATATGACCACCGGCATGTCCGACGCGCTGGTGAACTTCGTGCGCACGGGCAAGCTCGATTTTTCCAACCTTGCAAACTCGATCATTGCCGATCTGATTCGGATTCAGGTCGAGAAGCAAATCGTCGGCATATTCGGCGGCGCTTCCGGCGGTTTTGGTGCTGGTGGTCTTCTGGGCAGCATTGCCGACTTTTTTACCGGCAGCGGCACCGTCGCGGCCGGCGCTGCCGTTCCGGTCGGCGTATTCGCCTCGGGCGGCGACGTGCTGGGCGGCAGTCCATCCATCGTGGGCGAAAAAGGTCCGGAGCTTTTCATTCCTTCCAATTCCGGGCGGATCGTGTCGAATGCGCAGACACGACAACTCATGGGCAGCGTGACGGTGATCAATTCGCCAATCATCAACATCGACTCGCGTACCGATCAGGGCGTCATCGCCGGCATCGTGGATACGGCGATGCAAGCGAGCGAGGGTCGCATTTACGAATCCATGCGGCGGCGCGGCTCCTTTTCCGCCAGATAGCACATGAGCAGTTTTGTATTCCCGACGCTTTTGGCGATGCCGACCTCGTGGCAGTGGGGGCAGCGGTCGAATGTGATGCTGCACACCTCGCCGCTATCGGGCAATGTGCAAAGCCTCGAATTGCCCGGTGCGCGCTGGATGCTGTCGCTGCAGTATTCGAACCTGATCGATCCTGATCGGGGCCAACTGGAAGCGTTCCTGACGCAGCTGCGCGGCATGGCGAACCGCGCCACGATTTTCGACATCGTACGGTCGACGCCGCAAGGCACCATGCGCGGCACGATGACGGTGACCGGCGCGATTGCCGCCGGCGCGACCGGTTGCACGGTCAGTGCTTCCGGCCAGGGTGCCAAGACGCTGCTGCGCGGCGACAAACTCAATATCGGTGGCGAACTGAAGATGATCGTCGCCGATGCGACAGCCGACGGCAGCGGCAACATTGTGCTGACCGTCGAACCTCCCTTCCGTAGCGCCATCAGTAACGGCGCGAGCGTGGCTTGGCAATCGCCCACGGCGCTGTTCCTTCTGACTTCGAACGATTGGCGCGCCGCGGTCCAGCAAGGCGCCTGGTCGAATTACTCGCTCGACTTTATGGAGGTCTTTGCATGAGCCGTGGCCTGACAGCGGGCGCGATCAGCGCATCGCAAGCGAACAATGTCGGCGTACTCGTGCTTGTCGAAATGCTGCTCGACAGCGGCGCAGTTCGGGTCTGCAACGCAGCGCAGGACTTCTCCTGGAATGGCTACACCTGGCAAGCGCTCGGCCAGCTCGGGCGCGTGCAGCCGGTGCGGGAATCGGAAGGCGGTCAGGTCACGGGCTTGCAGTTCGAACTGTCGAGCATTCCGAGCACCTTGTTGGCAAGCGCGCTGACGGAGAATTACCAGGGGCGCGTCGTCAATGTCTATATCGGCTTTTTGGCATTGCCGCAGCATCAGGTCATCACCAGCCCCGTAATCGAATGGAGCGGCACTCTGGACGTGATGACCGTGCAAGACGATGGGCAGACGGGCAGCATCATCATCACCGCAGAAAATGCCATGTATGACTTCGCGCGCACCGTGGCGTTGAACTGGTCGGACTCCGAGCAGCAAGCTGTTTACCCTGGTGACCTTGGCATGCAATTCGTGCCGCAGATGGCGCTCAAACAATTGATCTGGCCAGCGGCAGCGTTCTTTCGGCAGTGAACGATGCAGCGTCATGAAAATTGGAGCGAGCGCCTGGAAGCATTCTTTGCCGAGCGCCGCGAACTCGTATTCGAATGGGGCACGAATGACTGCGCCTTGTTCGCAGCTGATGCTGTGCTGCTGATAACCGGCGAAGACCTGGCAGCCGAATACCGGGGGCGCTATGGGAGCGCGAAGGACGCGCTGAACTTGATCAAAGAAGCGGACGGCCTGGACGCTATTGCCACGGTCAAACTCGGCGACCGCATCGACTGGCGTCTGGCGCAGCGCGGCGATGTGGTACTGGTGGATATGGAAGGGCGCAGGTGCCTCGGCGTGTGCGATGGCGTCTACGTGGCCGGCCCAGGATCCGAAGAAATGCTGTACTTGCCGATGAGCGACAGCGCGTTGGCGGCTTGGAAGATTTAACGTGGCCAAGTTTATCGGGAAGCTGGTCGGCTTCGGCATGATCGTGCTGGGCGCGATGACCGGCCAGCTTTGGCTAACAGCCATCGGCATGAGCACGCTGTACGTCGCTGGCGAGCAGGCCCGGCGCAAAGCCCAGGAACAAGCAGAGCACGCAGCGCGCGATGCTTACAACGCGAGCCTTAAAGATCAGTACCAGATGGTGCGAGGGTCCGTCTCGCCGACGTCGATCATCTACGGACGCACCCGGGTGAGCGGCCCGATTCTATATGCGGAGAGTACGGGCACACTCAAAGATACGTTGTGGCTCGTGGTCGGACTCGCACGCCATCAGATCGATGCCGTCGAGACGATCTATCTTGACGACAAGACGGTGACGCTGGATGGCTCCGGCAATGCCACCAATACGCCATGGAGTCAGGCTACCTCGATCATTTGGACCGAGACCTACGCGATTTCGATCAGTGCAGGGGCGAAAACATTGCCCGCGACTCCCTATTCGGATGCAACGCATGGTCCGATGTCTGTCGAGGCCCTCGTACCTATAGGCGACTTCACTGACAACCCTTTTTTCAACTTCACCCGGCGGGTCCTGCTCACACTTACGACCGACTACACAGTTGCTGGCAATCAGATCACATTCACGTCGGCATGCATTGCAAAATACTCCGGCGTCGGCACACACATCTGTCTGAACTATGCGGCAGCGATCAAATCGTACGTGAAGATCAAGGTACATCTTGGCATGAGTGGGCAGACGGCAGACGCCGACCTAGTCGCTGGCAGCGCCGGCCTATGGACCACGAATCACCGACTGCGCGGCGTAGCTTATCTCGTTGTCAAGCTCACCTATAACCGCGATGTGTTTCCCACTGGAATCCCGAATGTGAGCGCGGTCGTGCGCGGCAAGCCGCTGTATGACCCGCGCACTTCGACCACGGCATGGTCGAACAATGCGGCGCTATGCGTGCGCGACTTTCTGACATCGAGTCCAGGTTTCAACCTCGCGGGCTCCGCGATCGATGATTCAACGGTGATCGCCTCAGCGAATAGCTGCGATGAACAAGTCGTCATCGCGAGCGGGCCGATCTATCAGACCCGTTATACCTGTGACGGCATCATCAGCAGTGGCAGCAACCGAGCAACCAACCTGGACGCGCTGCTTTCCGCGATGGCCGGTGCTGCCTACTATACCCAAGGCAAATGGAAAATCCGGTCCGGCGCAGCGGTTTCGCAAGTGCTTACGCTCAACGAGAACAATCTGGCGGACGGTGCGGTGCAGATCACGCCGTATTTCTCCCGTCGCGACTTGTTCAACACGGCGCAGGGCAAGTTTCTCGATGCCGCACATGATTACGCCGAGACGGACGTACCGCCGTGGTCGAACACGACATTCCTCGCGGCGGATGGCGGCGTGCCCTATCCATTGCAAATGAGCTTTCCGATGACGACCGATTCAGTTCGGTGCCAACGTCTCGGCAAGATCCGGGTGACGCAATCTCGCGTCGGCTACACGATCGTCGCTATCTGCAACCTGTCGCTGTATCAAGCCTCCGTCGGTGATGGTGTCACTGTGACGCTAGCGCGCTACGGCATCAGCGCGCAACCCTTCCGCATCATCGACCGGGAACTCACCGACAAGATGCAGGTGAAGCTTACGTTGGTGCAAGATGGATCCTCCGTCTATGCGTGGACGTCCGGCGAACAAGTCGTTCTGCCAAGTTCACCAAGCGCCGGCTTGCCGGATCCACGCGCGCTTTCCGCGCCGACAATCTCCGCCATTACCTCTGGCGATGCGACCACCATCATCAATGCCGATGGCTCGATCACGTGCCGGATCCGCATCGATTTCAACGCTTGTAACGATCAAGCTGTGCTGTCCGGCGGCTATCTCGAAGTGCAATACAAGCCCGGCTTTATGAACGATTGGCAGTCGCTCGGGCACACAGATCCGACGCTCACGACTGTTTACATCGCGCCCGTGACACCGCAGATGACCTACTGGGTGCGCGCGAAGTTCGTCAATGTGCTCGGGGTCTCGTCCGATTCGACGTCGACGACCATTGTTGCGAGCGGAAGTCTAAGCGCACCTACCGGCCCGTCGAGTTTGACGTGCACAGAAACGGGAGCTGGCTTCCGACAGTTGTCATGGACTG